TCCTAAAGATACGGTTAGAATCAAATTTGCTACAGAGGCTGATGCCAGAGCAACGGTTGCTAAAGTTAAAAGAATTAATAAATCATATGCGAGAAAGATACAGATACTTACAGTCGGTGAGCAAAGAGCAAAGGTCATGAAGAAGAATAAAGTGGCTAGTATTTTTAAAAAAGGTAAAGAATCAATAAGGAGAGCACATGGCAAGGGTTAGGCAGTTTGCAAAAGACATGGGTATGTCATATAATCAAGCTAACAATTTAGTAAAAAAGGGAAGAGCACTCAAAGATGGGGGGTCTTCTGTATTGGAGAGCACAATGAATCAAGCAAAGCCGATTAAAGCAAACAAAGGTAAAATAACCAAATTAGATACTAAAAACCCTGGTAAAGCAAAAGTTAATCAATTTAAAAATGTTCAGAACGCAGCAGCGAGTGGAAAGATAAGTCAAAAGGATGCTTTAGATAAAATAAGAAAAATAGTTTTGAGTAAAAAATTAGGTGGTGGAACTAGTTTAAAGCCAATCCCAGAAGATGCTAAAGGTTTACAAGCTTTGAAAAAGAAAAGACCAGATGTTGTTGCTGAAATGGGTTTTAAGAAAAAAGGTGGCACATTAAAGATGAGAGATGGAGGTACTTTCAGAGGTTGTGGTGCTCAAGTAAAAGGCAAGAAGTTTAAAGGAATATTCTAGTGGCTAATGGTTTCGATACCGAAAATGTGAGCTATGTTGATGATGATCCTGTAGCTGGATTTGATTTTGATGAAGATACACAATCATTTGATGTTGCTGGTGGTGTCGATTACGGAAGTCCAAACATAGATACTGGTGGTAATGAAACAACTGGTGAGGTATTGAGTCAAGCTGGTTTTAACCAAGCCATGAATATATCTGTTAAAAATCCTTATGGAGATCAAGGGTTTTTTACTAAATTTTTTGGTATACCAGCAGAGTATTTAGATTATAGACCATTAGGAATAGATACTGGTGGAATAGCTAATTTAGCTTACGACAGATATAGGAATCCTTTTGCTGGAGTTAAAGATAATGAAATAGTTCCAGGATCGGGCATTAAAGGAGTTGATGATCTGAAACTAAGAGAGGGATTATCAGAAGGAGAAAAAACAAGATTTGGAGAAGTTGTTTCTATAGATAGACCTCAAGGTATTGGAGAAACAATAGCTAGAACTGCTTTTGGGTTAGGAACTCCTTTAGGTCCACTCGCAAGTTTTATAGGCACAGATCAATTAGCACTAGCACCAGATGATAAGATAGGGTTTAGTGGTTCTCCAAACTACGACCCCACTTTAGATCCTAGCAATCCAGCTTACCAAGGTCCACAAAGCATGTTGGGGGAAATTGGTAAAACACTAGAACAAATAACATTTGGTGGTGCAAGACCAGTAACTGAAGGAACCAAAGGAATAATGAGTTTATTAGAGGCTCAAGACGCAGAAAAAGAAATGAAAGATTCTGTTGATCAGACTGGAAATAATGTACTTAATACAGATACTAATAAAAATAATATAATTGGAAATCCTAATTTTTCTATTAATATGAGATTAAATGCTGGAGAGTCACTTTCTGATATTATAAAAAGCAGAAAATAATAAATGCAAGTAACAGATTTTTTACATAAATATAAAAAAGCCTTGAACACTCGTATAGAAGATATTAGTATTTCCTTGA